TTTGACTGATCGTAATTTGTCCTGTCCCACTATACCCCAAAATGCCATGAGAAGTCTTTATTCCTGTAAATGGCTGGATTGCAGTATCTAGGACACCTTCACCGAAGTTACGGAAAGAAACTTGCTTTCCGTTGATTGTCATATCTTTTGTCTCATTCACAATCGCATCGATCTGCACAATGCGCTTACGAACAGCTTGAACAGAGCCAGAGGATAGAACAGGCTCAGATGGTAGAGTACGCGCTGTAACTGTGTAGTCCAGCCCGACCTGATAATCTGTCGTTGCAGCTGTATCAAACGTAATAGTGAACGGAGATGCCGGGACTGTCTGATTGGCCTCTACAACGCCATCACGCACGATCCGCACCTCTTCACCCTCGAGATGATCCATCGTTACTGATGACGCAGCACCGCCGCTCTTTGCGCTATCGAGAGTAAGATCACCATTAAACTTTTCCAGATAGTAAACTGTAGAGCCGTTTATGGTACGCTTCACGATTGCGTATGTATCAGATAGCTCAACAGATACCGCAATGAACTCACCGTCTGTTGTGAAACGACTAGGCGCAATCACGTTCTGACCGACCAAGAGGGAATACACCGCCATCGATCCATCGTCACCATTCACAATGAAGAGACGATCCGCTTCATCTGTAGATGTTGAGCGACGTGCAGCCAGATCAACAGGGTTCTTTAGCAAGTGAGAGCTGAGAACAGAGATAGCCTGTACCTGGTAAGATGCAGTCGTATCGCCATACTGGAACGCATTGAGGGATTTACCCTGGCGCTGAATAAATACAGATGCACCGTTGATATCTTCAATAGGCACACCCGGTTTTGATCCAAGTCGTGTTTGTGGACGTATTAAGAAACTAGATGGGGTAACTGGACTGTCCTGCCCCTGAATAACCACAAACTCCCCACCAACAGTGAAGATACGCAAGTCAGCACCAGACTGTAGATTTACAATACTGTTGAGCTGATTGGTGTTAATGGTTGCCTCAACGCTCTCATCATCCAAACCAGTGCCAGGCTCGAAGTTAAAGTAATCAATAACCCGAGAACCCCAGATCGTATTGGGACGTGACTTAGAGCCACCGAAGTATAGACGACCTTCATGGAACGTAGCGGAACGAGGCCAGCCCCTTGTGCTTGACCACACGTCCTCATAGCCATGCTCGCTTTCCCAGTTACCAGCAACGATTGCATCTGTGTCAAAGAAGGGAACCTCGACAACAACCTTCATAACCGTTGCGCTGACATACTCAGTGTACCGAGCGCGGCCAAATGTACTTGTAACCTGTAGATACTCACCAACGGCAGCTTCAGCAAATGCCTCAACCTTGTACTGGCTTGTCGCATCTGGTTGCGTATCCCACGCTGGATAGACTGTCAGAACCTTTGTAGAGGCCACATAGTCCTCGACATGGCGCGTCTGACCAGAGCCAGTACCAGCAGTGATCGTAATGAACATCCCATTCGGATCATCGTCTGATGTATAGCTTGTCGCCGCTTTAAGCGTAATCGTATCAGCACCACCAGCTTGTGCAGTGCCGTTATCTGTCGTCACACTGGATGCAGTAATCGTTACATTGCCGGATGTTGCGCTGGGCGTGATATCAAAGTTTGGGTTATGAACATCAAACGCATACGCATGTTTTGGCACATTCTTCAGAGGCAAGTTCTCCAAAGTCCATGATGTATCGCTATTGCGCACCAATCTCTTAGTCTGCAAATCTTCATGGCAGAGAATGAGTGTATCAACCGCTTGCGTGTAGTTCAGCTCATCAAGCATCGCAGCTGTGATATCCGTCGCGGTAATGTAATCATTACCTGAGCCATTGATATTTGTCTGTACAACACCAGCCTTAAATACATAGATACGCTGATTAACGAACACCAATGTGTAGCTATCCGCAACGCTGTACTCAAACGGAATGACCTTGAAGTCAGTGAAGCTCGTACCAAAGTCGTAGATAAACTCTAGGCCATCACGACGTTTCAATCCACCTTGGGGCTGAATGATGACATTCGTCGCCTCTTCAAGAGCGTTCTGATATTGCTGTAGATCAGTGCGAGCGCGGAGAAGCGGATCAAGCTCGCCGACCGAGAAGTTGGTCTGGAACTGTACTATCCGCATATTAACCTCTCACATCGATAAGAGAAAAGTCCTCGATAACCTGGGGCGGTTTACCACGGCTATCCACGTTCATTGCCTCACGAAGCAGTCCACCACGTCCAGCATCGGCCACTGTGCCATATGCCATAGAACGGAAGTAATCCGCTTTCGTAATCTGATCTGTTATTACAAGTGCTAATTCAGCTGCTAGTGCAGTACGAAGCAAGCGTATAAAATAATTAGGCATCTTGCTCTCGTTAATCGTACCCTGATAATCGATGTAGACTTCTTCAAGGTTTGTATAAAGCTGATCGCCGTATAGCTCCCATCCATAACGCAATGGGCGCTCGTTTGTGTTTCCGCTTTGGAATACTGCAATCACGCCAGACAGCATATCGCCGGGCATCTGATAGGCATACTTCCATTCGTTTGTGGGTGCCGTTGCCAATCGAGCGAGCTGTTCTTTCTTAACGCTCCAGCTCCATTGATAATTGCTGAGAAGTGTATCTCTTAAATCTGGAATCAGAGCATCTGAACAAATTGATAATGCGGTATCACCAGCGGCCATATTGCCCTCCTGTTAGTGTAAGGGGCCACCGAAGCAGCCCCTCAGTAATTTAGTCACCGTCAGTCGCGGCAAGTGTAGTACCATCTGCTACGTCAACAACACCGCCTGTGTTAGACAGAACTTGTGTCAATGTGCATACAGCAGTACCACCTGTTGAAGTTACACAATAGATCAAGTCACCCACTTCAAGAGTGTCTGAAAGATCGTTGAAGTAACCTTCAGTGTTCACTGTCGCAATAGTATCAGCTGTTTTGTAGCCGTACATTGCAGGAGCATTACCACGCTTTGAAGCGCTGAATGTTGTGAAGCCAGTTGCGTCATAAGCCATCTGTCAATCTCCTTATTCAGTCCAGCTGAGAACATTGATGCAACCAAGAATGAAGTTTTCTCTGGGATGTAGTTCACTTCAGTCTTTTGAGCCATGCTTTCCGCATAACCAATCGCATCACGATGCCATGCAAAACATGTACGTGTTGATGGTTTAGGTAGACCACCCTCGTCACGATCACCGATTGTGATGAAGTTGAAGCCCATGAATGTGTTTACTTCACCTTGGACTAGAGCCTTAACAGCTGCGAAGTCAGAAGAAGTAACCTCAGTCTCACCAAGCAATGCGTCTAGCTGAGAAGCGTGGATCAAGATGTTACGACCTTCCATAGGTACGTTGTTCTCGTTCATTGCTTTCGCTGTCGCGCGTAGCTTTTCGATGTTCATGTTTGTGCCAGCACCACCGACTGTTGTTGCAACAGTTGAAGGTGAAGATGCAGCGTTAAGAGCATCGATGATGATCTGATCCATGCGACGTGCGATGGACTTAGAAACAACCTCAACAAGCTCACGACGCTCATCAAAGTTGATGTGCGACTGATGGAAAACGTCACTGTATTCAGCAGCGATGAAATCTTCCATAGTAGCTGTTACTTGGCTGTAGGTTACGTTAAGCGGTGTTACGTCTGTTTGAGCAACACGCGCTGTTGCAACACCTTTCCCAATCTTAGGGAATTTTACTGTGTTGCCGGAAACGCCGGTACGCATACGTGTTGTGCCACGAAGTACGGACTCGGCTTGGTATGCCTGTTTAACCTCACTATCGAATAAGGTTACAAAGGCGTTAGTTACACTCTGCGCCATAGCAGAAGCCTCCTTTAGGTTTCAAACTAAACGCAATCCGTTATCCGGGAAGTCGGGCGGTTCGCTTGCGCGTTATGGCCGCGCCAGCCAGTAGGTATTCACTACATAGTCGGGCCGAAGCGCGGTTAGCCGACAGCTATAGAATACACGCAAGCGATATCTTTTGCAATACTTTAACCAGCAGCCTTCATCCAGCGCTGTTCAACCTGGCGAGTGTAGACCATATCTTTGCCGTATCGAGGATCAGCAATAGCTGCCTGTAGATCAGCTTCAGACATCTCTGGTGTATTTACCACTGGCTGAATTGGGATGTTCTCGTTGGTTAGGGCTGAGTGATATTTGAGGAAAGCATTGATCGCATCTGCGCTATTCAGCGAATACGCTATCGCTTCACGCTCTGCATTGTTTAGCGGAGCCTTCATCAGCAATCGCTCTGTCATCTGGATTTTTTCCTGACCACGTTCACCGAGCTTTTCCATCTCAGCACGACGATCATATTCCATGATTTCTTCTTGCTCCCCAGTAAGCGATTGTATCTTGCCTACCAAGTCCTCAAACGCCGACTGAGAGATGCCATTCTCTTTCGACCATTCTTGAAACGCCGAGAGAGCCGGATCGTCAGCTTCAAGACCTCGATCCTCAAATGAAGTAATATCATACTCTTCCGGTGCTTTATGTTTTCCAGCCTTAAACTTTTTCTCAAGCTCTGCATAACTCTTTGCCAACTTTTCTACATCTGGGCCATCTTCATCCCAGAACTTTGCAGGGAAATAATCAGGACGATCCAGTGGCTCCTGATCCTCTTCAGACTGAGCTGATTGCTCTGGGGCATCTGCATCATCATGTAAAGGGATTGGTGCTTCCTGTGGCGTTTCTTCCTGATTTTCAGCTGCCACATTTACGAGAGGCGCATCTGCCTCTGTCTCTACTGCTTGTGCTTCTTCAGACATTGTTTGATCTTTCTATACGTTTTTCAATCATACGAACAAGCTCTGCCATTCCCTCCCGAGCGTGGCCAAAACTCGCATCCTCACCCGGATACCAAGTCGGTTGTTCGATTGTCATGTTGCGCAAATGGCTCAATACTTTCTGACCCTCCGCGCTTTTGAATACCTTGCCATAGATAATATCGATATCATCGGCTTTAGGTTTTTCAGCCAAAGCTGGACTTAGACCAGCCCAGCCATCGGGTGAACTCATTGCATTGCCTCCATAGTTGATCCTCCATCATTTGCCTCTTGTGGCTCTTGTTGAGCCATCATTGCTTGCTGCATCTGCATCATCATTTGCTGTTGTTCTTCAGCAGTTGTTAGCAAGTTCTGATCTATGTTCATCTTCTCAGCGATGTACTGAGCGATACGCTGGATCGACAGCATCGCTTGACCTTGTGGGCCAAGAGAATTTGCAATCTGCATAAACTGAACAACGTCGTTTACTTCCTGTAATTTTTGCGTTTGAGCCAGAGGAGCAACCGGGGTTACTTTGACCTCAACGCCATTCACCTTCAGAGGAAGATCGATATAGCCCTGTTGATCCATGACATAGAGAATACGTGATACCAGAGGAACCATAGTCTCATTTATCAAACGACCAAAGGCAGAGCCTAAGTTTGTGGCCAGCTCGCGTGAACGCTCCGCAATCTCTGTAGCTGATCGTGCCGACATATTGTCTGGTGGCAGCGTATCATCCATCAAGATTTTCTTAATGTTCATGCGTAGATCATTCATCACGATCTGACTTACATTGAAGTCTCCGGCCCGTGGCAGCGGAGCCAGAGACGCGCCCTGCGGCCCACCATTGCGAGCGACCCCAATGACTGCGCCGGGCTGTATCTTAATATTCTGTGGATTGAGAACGCCATCATCCGCAGCTGTATATACACCAGCAATCGCAAGAGACGCGTTCTTCAGAACAAGCTCAACAGTCTTGTTCAGTGTTTTGATATCGGAGATAGCAGTGACCAGAGGGCCACGTCCATAAATCTCACCAGCAACTTTCATGTAACGCGCAACGATAAACGGCGAGGATTTCATTGTGCGATAGACAAGCTCTTGCTGCTTAGAAGGCCAGATAACGTGATAGCAATAGACTGCACGTTCATAATCGTAGATCACCGCATCGATCAGATCGATCTCCTTAGAGGGATTGCGAGTGATTGCATCCTGTAGCTCTGGGCTAATCTCTGCCTCTGGAAACTCTTGCGGGATTGTCTCAGCCTTCATACGCAACTTGCGATAGACGTTATCGACATTGCCGTATGTGCCTTCCTCGATAGCGACGAGATATTGAGGGATTGGCGTAAAGCGGATTGGCGTAGCTTCATCACCTGGCGTTACCATCATCACGGCTGTGCCAACACAGAGATCGAGCAAGA